CCACAGGTAATTTTTAGGCTCTGCAACCGAATTAAAAGGAATTCTGATTCTGAAAATATAACGATCCATGTGTGCTGTTAATTTCTCGAAGATATCTTTTGTTTTAGAATAAAAAGAACTATAGTATTGTTCAATACCAAAATTTGAAGGATCTTCTTCAGTAAATTCTTTATCATAACCATTATAGATACAGCCAGAACCTATATGAATAATAGGTATTCTCATTTTATTAGCAGCCTTGGTTAATAGTATAGGGACTTCTACATTATATTTGAAACACTCTGCTTTTTGATCTTCACAAGCGTCTACATTTGGCTTTCCGGTAAAACCAGAAGTATTAACAATATATTCTGGTTTTTCACTTACTAAAAATTCTTTAAACGCCGAAAAGTTTGAATAGTCTAAACTTCTTTTTGAGTGATGAATAATTTCGTGGTTTGTATTGGCTTTTGCTAAATAGTTTCCAATATATCCTTTTCCTAAGATTGCAATTTTCATATAAAATTTAATTTTTCTTTTTTAGATTCTTCTAAGAGTTTATCTTTTAAAAAATCTAGTATAAGTTTAACATCATCATCGTCTAAGTCAAGTTCTAGTTTTGATTCATCATATTTCGAACCATAATTAAATTCCAAAATTAATTTCACAGGAGGTTCTACCCAATTTAAAAGTTTTCCTGAAAAGTCCGAATAGTATACAGCTTCTTCGTTTTCGGAAGGTTTTGTAACTTTTTTCATTAAAATACTTTACATTATTAAAATTAATATTCAATACCTAATACTGTAAAAACGTTGGACTTCAATTCTCCACCAAAATGATTATAATCAAATGTAATCTTTCCGCCTAAATAGAATATCCACTTTTTATGTAGTGGTTCGTATAGATTTAATCGATATTCTGGACCAAATCTATGTGTAAGTTTTTCTTCATCTCCTTGTTTAGTATATGTAGTATCACCTTTAAACTTAACATCTAAATCTACGGCATAACTAATGTTAGCCATAACTATCAATATTAATAAAGTTTTTATACCCATGATAATGCTTTTGATGTGTTGGGAAAATTATTTATAAAAATATCTTTAATTTTAAAAGCGATTTCTCTGTGCTCTTTCTGTGTATCTTCGTTAGCTCTTAAGTCTATGTAATGAATCCAAGAACGAATAGAACCAGACATATACATAGTTGTACTAGTGTTTAACGGTAAAACCATTCTTGCACATTCTTTAGCAATTCCTTTACTAATTAATTTATTATATAAATCTAAACTTTGGTGTTGTAAACGATCTATATCTTCAAATACTTCCAAATGTTCTGAAATATTAATAGGCTCATCACCAACTTGTCTATTTGTTTTACCTTGTTTTCGTAATTCAATCCTTTCTAGTTCTGTTGCGGTTGAATAACGTTGACTAAATTCTTGAAATGAAAAACTGCGATGTCTTAAAATTTGTGCAGCAATAGCTCTACTTGTTTGTATTTCCATACACATAGAAACCATTTCAAAAGGACTCCAGTGTTTATGTTTAATAAGATAGCTCAAAAGCTTTGGAGCAGTTTCTGTGTTAAGTTGGTTAGAAGGATTACTAACCCTTGCACAGTAAGCTATTAATTCTTCAGGACTGCTCATACCAGTTGTTACTGGGTTTGATAAGGATATAAGTTTAACGTTCATGATTTTCTAGGTAACAAAATAGCATATTCATCAGAATCATCTAAATTAACTTCTCTATATTCCCCCATCCAAGGCTTATGATCCTTGTTATATTCAATAGGAACATATTCAATATGCGTAACTTCATCAAAATCTCCCTCATAGCCATCTACGACAACTTTTAAGTCTTGATCTTGTTGTTTTAAAATCTCAATAAGTTTTCTTACTGTCATTTTCTTTTAAAATTCTAATCTCTTCTAATGTTTCTTGTTTGAATTTTTCAAAATCTTCTTTGAAAAAGAGATCAATAAAAATGTTAGTTAATACATACGCTAACACAGGTATACATAAAAAAGTTATAATCAATATTTTTTTCATATACAAACTAATGCTTTTTTATCTTTTGGTTCTATAGGTTTTGGTGTCTGATCATTTTGATCAGAACCAAAACACTCTATTAAAAAAACTATTAATATCAGCAAGCCAAAAGCAAACCAAAATTTCCATGTATTCTTAAAATAAGAATTCATATTATGTCCAGAAAAACTCTCTGTTTTTAACAAACCAATTAATAGTTTTTGTGTCTGTATCAAACAATTCTTTTTCGAGTTTGTTATGTTTACTATATGTTGCTTCGTAATTAAAAACGCCTTTTTTCTCTACAGGTTTTTTTGTTGCTTCATCTAAAGCTATCTCAATTTTTTGTAGATGTTTTGGTCTATTAATCTCGATCCATTCAATAACTTGTTTAAGTTCTTTATAAAACTTTTTATGAGTTTTATCGGACTCCCAATTAACATGTCCCTGTGAAACTTCTTCATGAAAGAAATCTGAAATAAGAGCGAAATTTGAAGTTACGACTAAATCAGTAATATCGCCCCACTCATGCCTCGGTAAAACTTTTCTCCAACGAGGGTGACATGGTTTAATGTAATTTCTTACAGCCCATTTTAAATCACGCAACGGCCAGTAGAGTTTAGTCTTAACGAGTGCATAAGCAGGGTTAGAGTAGCTAAAAATCCAATAACGAAAAAAATATTGAATAGGGTATTCTTGTTTAATTTGTTTATAGAAATCTGCCCATCCTTTTTCTTTTGTTTCTTTTCTTCCAAAAAAATCAAAAGGTAAAGAAATAGGAGGTTTGTATAAACCATACCATTCTCTTTCTTTTTTAGACTTAGAGAAATATTCATCAACAGTTTTTACATTGATACTCGGAATTCTTAAAAGATTAAATCTTTTTTTTCTCATATCAGGTAAGTTTATACTTTTAGTAAGTGTGTCTTTATTCATAGTTAAAATGTATATATGCTTTTAAAGTTCCCAAGCATCCGCATCACAGTCCCAATGTCTATTATCATAAAAATTTAATGTAAATTCTAGTCCTAAGAAACAAATCTCAAAACGAATACCCGCATGATCTTTGCCTGTGAAGCTCATATCTAATTCTAATTTAAATAAAAAATAATTAGAATATAAAATTTCAAGTTCTAATGATTTATTTTTTGTTAAAGGTCTGTAAAAAGATAATAGAGTTTTAAATTTGTTTTTCTTTTGGAAGAAATTATAAACATGTATTAAAACTAGCATTGTGTTATAATAATATAACTGGCAATAAAAGTCAAGAAATTTGGGTAAATATTTTATATGAATAAATCATTCGAAACTTTCTTTGGAGAAATTATTGAAGAAGAAAAAGCAAAAAGAGATCGCTGTTTAAAAAAAGCTGATCAAGTCTATGGTAAAAAAACAAGTGCATACAAATCTGGTGCTGTAGTAAAATGTCGCCAAGGTAAAATATGGAAAAAGAAAAAATAAACCTAAAAGAAATCTTATTTGAAGTTTTAGAAGAAGGTTTTGAAAAAGAAGAGAAGCAAGGTCTTCATGGTTGGTTTTCTAGAAATAAGGGTAAGGGTTGGGTAGATTGTAAAACTGGAAAGCCTTGTGGTAGACAGAAAGGTGAAAAAAGAAGAAGTTATCCTGCTTGCCGCCCAACCAAATCTATGTGCAATTCTAGAAAAAGACATAAAAAAGGATCTAAAAGAATTTCTTGGAAAAAAGGAGATAAAGCATGAATTTAATAAAAATTATAGAAGAGGAGTTATCTGAGAAAAAAACTTATGTTGTTTCTAGTTATAAATTTGGATATAAAAAAGAGACACAAGCTTCTTCTGAAAGAGAAGCAAAAAGTAATGTAGCTTTTAATTTTGCTGAAGAGTTTTCTAAAAAAACTGGAAAACCTGAAGGAGTTCTTAGAAAAGATTTTTTTAATTCTGCTACAGTTAGAATTAAAAAGTAGCGGGAGAGGGAATCGAACCCCCGACCTTCTGGTTATGAGCCAGACTATCTACCACTGATAATATCCCGCAATTTAAAAGCCCCTGTAGAGATTTGCGCTCTACTCTCCCGATTACAAATCGGGTGCATCGCTATCTATGCTTCAAGGGCGATATTTTACTTACTTTTCTTTTTTGTTTTCTTTTTTAAAGCTGACAATTCTTTACTTAATTGTTTAGATGTTGTGCGAATATATGAATTTGTATCTTTTTTAGGTCCACTAAATTCTATTAAATATCTAAACCAACGAAAACCGATTTTAAAATAAGAACCACCATTAAAGTATGATAATTTAGGAATGGGTTTTGAATCAAAAACAGGAATTTTACCAGACCACACCGAATACTTAGAAAAATTTAAAATCATATTATTTGTATAAATTTAGATACTTCTCGTAATTTTTCAAGTATTCATTTTTAGGTAAAAAAACTTTTGGCATTTTTCCATAAATTTTTTTATTTTGATACGGAAACGGATACCATTTTTTATCTCTATAAGTTGCCCAATACGACAAAATATACGCATTCGCTTTTTGAATGTATGTTTCTTTATCAAATGGAATTTTATATTTTATATATTTTTTAACAGTTCTTATTTCACAATCAAGTTCCAATAAAATTGCGCTATTAATAGATTTTAATAGGTTTTTTTCTTTTATATTTTCACCCTTTAACCATTTATCTAAAGAATCTATCGGGTCTGAATTTTTAACCCATAAAGATTTTTTATCTAAAAATTGGTCCATGTGACAAGATTCATGAATAAGAATAGAAATCCATTCAGATTCTTTTTTGTTTACCGATGCAGCCAAAGTTGTTTCATCAAAAAAACCACTACATTCGATCTGTTCATTAAGTCGAATGGTTTTTTCAGCAACCAAACTAAGATTAATTTTGTTTTTGATACAAGTGACAGCTATATCACCTAATAAGTTTTTAAGATTGTTTTTCATTTAAGGAGTCCCAATATTTGGCTACGTCTGGATTAGTTGGTGCATAATCTACTTTATCGGCTTCTTCTTTTGAAAGAATTTTTATATATCCTTGTGTTGATTGGCATTTGTAACCAGCTTTACCTGTATTTTCACAGATATGTGCGCTTTGTTTTTCTGCATCTTGAATTATAGCCGAAAAAATACGATTAATAGTATCAGTATAAGTTTCTACTCTATAGTAGAATCGAAGCGTTCCAAATTTTTCTTTAATTTGTTCTGCAACTAATTGCACATGTGTAATGTCACACATATACTGAATTTTATGCATAGTTTCATCAAGAAGTTCATACCAACCATCATTACATTCCATACCCCAATGCATACAAGTTTTTTTCTTGTCACCACCATATTCTTTTAGAATTTTAGGATATTTCTCAACAAGCTTGAGTTCTAATTCTTTAGTCATTTCCGTTAATATTACTATAATTTGTCAGAAATGTCAAAGTATTCTTTTATCAAAGTTATATATTGTTTTTTATTCGGTTCTTTATTATCCAATAAATTAAAAACTAAAGAAGAATATTCTGATTTGTAATTTTGTAAAATAGCTTCGGCTTGTTCTTTTCTGGTTTCATATTTTTGAATGACCAAAACAAATCTTTTCATTTTATCAATCGCTGTTTTAACCTTTTCACTCGCTTCCACCAATTTAAGGATTTGTGAGGATAACTGTTCGGCAATTTCATAATCAAAATTTTTCTCTATAATATCATAAAAATCTTGATAATTTGGCATGTTGTTATCAACATAATATTCAATCAAATTATTTTCAGAACTTAATTGAGACTTTATTTTATGGAGAAAACAGTACCAGTCTGATTTAATTTTAATTTTATTTTGATTATTGTTATAGCTTACTACTATTCCCTCTTTACCTTTCCAGTCTTTTATAAGTTTAGAAATTTCCAAGAGACTTTGGTTGTCCTCGAATTTGTAATGTTTAGGTGTTGGAGGGTTTCCAATAGCTTGTTTAATTTCTTCTAATGCTGCTAAAGGTAACATTTTTAATGTATCTTTATCTACCGCACCTAAAAAACAAAAATCAACATCTTGGGGTCTTATAACAATAACATTATTAGGAGTTACAATTTCAAACAATAAAGAAAGTTTGGAATCGAAAGGAAAATATTCTAAAATTTTAGGATATTTTTCTGGTAAAAGTTCAAAGTCTTTCCAGTTTTCTTGGGTCAGATAAGAAGCAGTTCCTCTGGTTCTCATGTTAAATCGACCATTTACATAATCACATATTACAAGAGAACCATCTATTTTTTCTTCGACATACCAAGTAAATTTTTCTGGATCTGGATAACAATCTGGTTTTTCCCCTAAATTAAAAAATTTAGGAAAACCTGAAGATAATACATAACCTTCTTTATCTACGATTAAAGAGCGATAAATTAAATTTTCTGCATTCCATTCAGCATCTATTTTTGGGATTATTAAATACGAAGAAATGCCACAAAATTCGTGTTCATATAAACCAAAACCCTTATCTGGATCTGGTAATTTAACTTTCATAATTAAAAGTCTTCAACTCTAAAAAACTCTCTTCTATTTTTCATTTTTTCCACAACTTCTTGAGGAACATCGTGAATATTTTTATATTCAGTTGTTAAGTGTTCGATTATGATGTTATATCCATGTTTTTTGGCTAATTCAATATAAGGCTTTGCTTCTTTTTTGGTTGTCATAGTATTAGAAACAATAACAGCCTCACCTAATTCCATGGCCTTTTCTGTTGCTTTTCTGCACCAAGAATGACATTCGCCTAATTTTTTAGGAGAAAACCAGTAATCACCATTACGATTGATCATCAACATATCAGCTTCATAATGATGCCTAATACCTTTTTCGTGCATTAATTTTTTAGCGCGAGTAGTTTTACCTGCGCCAGAATGTCCAGTTATCAAATATAATAATTTTTGTTTCATATTCTATACTCCCATATTTCGTTAATATTTAAAAGTTTGTGAAAACAGTCATTTATTTCCTCTGACCAACTGCTATGAAAATGCCCATAACAATGTATCTTGGGTCTGCAAATAGCAAACAATTGATCCATTTTGCTTCTTTCTTCTAATAAATCAGAGATTAAATTTTTATCTTCCTTGGACCAACCATAAACTATTTCATTAAACTTTTGAGGAAAACAATATGAAGGTGCTGTGTGAGTAATTAAAAAATCTACCTTTTCACATTTATCAGGCTGATAGTCAACTTTTTCCCCAGACCAATATGATACACCTTCTCTGCGAGCCAGTCTATCAATAGAAGTTGCACCGCCTATAAATTGAATTTTTTTATCACCATATTGAGCTACTGTATAATCTTCTATTAATTCAAAATTACTCAGAACAACTCTGTTATCGCCTTTAAAGTAAGAAGGGTCTGAATGGTTTCCTCTTATACTCAGATAATTTATATTTTTTTCTTTAAACTTATCATTTAAAGATTCAAATTGTTTCATCTGTTGATCTTTTGGAGAAAACCCTTCACCACCATCACCGACATGAATTAAATAACAATCTCTTATATCGTAGTTATTGATATAAAAAAATACTTCATACCAATTACCATGGGTATCGCCTAAAACGTAGATAGGAAGAAATGAATCTAAAATTTTCACCCATCATTTATATCAGATAATTGGTAGCGTGTCAAGTATTAAAGACCGTCTTTCTTTTTTATATCGAATGTAAAGTTTTGATACATTTTAATATGATCAGATCTAAAATGTAAAATACTACCACCATCTTCCATAACAACAGTCCATATATCATTTTCAAACGTCCCTCCGTTTGTAACATATATAGCATATGCATTACCCACAGGAGTAACTACTGGTATAGGTGTTCTAAATTCTAACATCATTTTATGATATTTAAAAACACTGGGGTTTGTTCTCCTACATAGGCTCCCTGAACATTAAACTCGAAATATTCTTCAGCTTCCTCTTCGGACATGTCTTTCATTAATTCTTTGATACAAAGTGACCTATCATAGATTGCTATAGGTGTTCTAAACTGCCAACCTATACCAACAAAAGCTTTTTCAAAACCATCAGCCAATAATACTGTTTCATCTTCAGATAAAACATTTTTAATTTGATTTTTAATTTTTTTATTCATTTGCTAAAAGGAGTTGAAGCATTACCATCATGATGATCAGTTTTAAATTTTGATTTATTACGCATAATAGTTGCTATTTCACCATAGGTTAGTGGGTATGGATTGACCTCTACGGATACTTCCAAGTTAGTTCCACCGTTATTGACATACATACGTCCTAGTTCGCTGTTTGTAAGAGAACCGTGGACATGACTAAAAAGCATCCAAGAACCCTTTCCTGCACCATTCCAAGACAAAACCGGATAGTGGCACATGACAATAGGTTGACCATTAATATATGCTTCCAAATAGTTTGGAACAAATATTACTTCTTTATGATAACCATCAATATAAAGTGTATTATCTTTGATACTTTCAAATGCTTGTTTCCAACCCGCTGTGTGATTTCCAGACATGATAAACAAACGCTGAAACTTTAAACGGCGCATGAGCTTTGTAAATTCTTCTAGTCCACCATAACCAAACATGGTGTCACCAAGAAGAAATCCAATAGTTTTATCTGATGCTTTACTATTCCAGTTTAAAACAATAGCTTCATCATGCTCCTGTACAGAATCAAAACCTCTGCGTTTCCAAATAGGGATATCCCACTTTGGATCGTGATGCCAGTGCAAGCAACCCCAAAAAAGAATTTCGTGGTTCTTTGCTTCTTGGCGTACATAATTATAAAATAGACCCTTCATCTTCGTCCTTATGATCTTCGCAGAATTTGGTCAAAGAGTCAACAACAAAATCTTCAAAAGTCATATCTGCTTTATTTGCAGCAACAATAATATTGATTAATTCTTCTTTGGAAAACTCATTCAAATCAATTTCAAGTTCTTCGTGAGGAGTTAATTTCAAACCACTTTTGTCTTCGCTTAATTCAATAGTAAATTTTGTATTAGGTTTAAATCCAAGTTGATCCATTTCTTCATCTGTAAATTGGATAAAGTATTCTTCTTTTTTCTGTACAGTTTTGATCATAGTATTTAAAATATAACAGGAAAAAAATTAAATGCAAATTAAATCTTTGGTAAAAATTTAGCAGTAGTATTGTTTTTATCTTGACCCCAATCTACTAATAAAACATCAATCTTTGCCATTATACAAAGAGTGCAAACTTCAACACTGTCATCAATATGAAGTTCACTTTTGAGTTGTTTTAAAAATGGAACTTTATTTGTTCCTTCTGTGCATACAATTGATTTAATAGGAATTTTATATCCTTTACAGAAATCATTTACTTGTTCTTTGTTTGACCAATTTCTAAAAGTTACTATATGAATCTCAGATCCTTTTTTGTGTTGATCCATAAGATAGTTAATCACCCTTGGAACAGGCGTTAATGTTTCACCACCCCAAGCACCGTTTGAAGTAGCGGCAATCGTATCATCAAAATCGCAAGTGATTACCTTTTTCATAACAATTCTAAATCTTTCATTCCTACGATATAATTGACTGGATAGTTTGGTTTATATTGTTTAATTCTTTTATGTTTATCAAATTTCTCGCGGGTAATCTCACCTAAAACGTCTATTGTCCTGAAAGCATCTTCGTTTATTCTGACCAATACATATTTTTTTGGAAACTTGGTTTCAAAGTGTTTTTTCTCAACCTTTAATTCAATATCATCAGATAGTCTTGTGGAAGCTTTAACTTCCACATCGTCCACATCAGAACCTGTATCTCTTACTTTATAGATGTTTTCGTCTATTTGCTTATCTGTTATTTTAGCATAAGCCATTTCACCTAATATTCCTAGAAAATGTGCTTTGTGTGTTGGGTGTTTAACAAACAAATCTACTTTGGTTTTTTTGGTAAAATCACCTAGCCTTCTTTTATTTTTAAAAGACGAATGTTTTGCTTCGTGTCTTTTTTCTGCTAAGTCTCTAGCAAATAACAATTCTTGATCTGTGAATTTAACTTTCATATTAAAAAGTGGGTAAGATAGGATTCGAACCTATTCAGCCGACAGGCAAAAGATTTACAGTCTTTCGTAACTCTCCAACTTTACCGCTTACCCAAAACTGGCTCGCATAGACTCGAACTATGAATAAGAGATCCAAATTCTCTGGTGTTACCATTACACTACGAGCCATCATCTTTACTAATTTATCATTTAATCAGTAAAATATCAATTTTTCTTTTTTCTGCTTTTAAGCCATGGTGTTTTAAACTTCATTGTCCAATCAATTACTGCTCTTGCAAAACCAATATCATATCCCGCTTTTTC